GAGATGACGGCGGTGATGACAGTGGCGATATATCATCTCCTGGAAATACTTCATCATCGGTATCTGCTGTTTCTGAAAGTTTATTTTCACTTGGGCTTGGTGGTGTATCAGACATGATATAGTGTAATATGATATTATTTTTATTACAATATATTAATCAATTTATTTATCATCCGCGCTTTTCCATACTGTATTACAACTAGTGCAAATATAAACGAATTTCATATTTGCATCATCATACCTTAAATAAAGTACTTCGTTTTTGTCAGATGCACCCTCTACTGAGGCGTCATCTTTACCCTCCTCTTGTTTCTGTTCCTTTGCTGTATTAGAAGAGCAACTCGCGTTTGGACATTTAATATGGTATAGGCGCGGTAATGTGGGGTCCAGTTTAGTATACTTATTGATAATATGATCATAAGAAGACGCTGTTCTTTTATCTGAGCGCGAAACGCACACATTGTCTAAAGATGCAATAATAGCCGAATCTTCATTTCCACATTTGCGACAATAATATGTGAGTTGGTCCTCGTCCTCTCCAGATAGACGTATATAATACATGTTTTGACATTTCGTACAGAAGTGCATGTTTTTATTATAGAAAGTATAGAGATTTATTTATTTCAATTTTAATAAAGATGTTTAAATTGCCGCTAACGCAACATTCATCTCATTTAGAATAGATTCATAATCTAACTTGTAATTCATATTATAGACGCTTACATGCTGCTCTTTTCCATTCTTTTCTGATTTTACTAAGTTGGAGAGTCTAGCGCATATTTCATCTTTCTTTTTTGATGCATGCGCTTTAATAATAGGATAGAACCCCAAGAAATTGTTATTAATAAGACGCTGAGTTATCATTCCGTGAATTGCCGTTTTGTAATTCATATACTCTATGATATTTCTGTAAGGTTTGCAATATTTACTCGATTCAGTAAATCCAGGTTCATTTAACAACGGATTGTCTACAAATAAAGTGACTAAAGTCATTAAAACGCTTCTAATTGTTTGACAAGATGTCCATTGTTCTCCCTTCCATGTATTCAGAATTGAGATACATACTTTGCCATTGCGGTATAAATTGGGATTAAATCGCGTTGTCCCATCATTTGTACAATATTTCACTGCCGGTGGGCGAAAGGGATAATCTTTTGGAAATTTGAATTCAAAAAAATAAAATCCATCCTCATACGGAGATTCCGGCGGACCTATAATCATTGCATATCCCTTATACATATCGGACTCGCAATGAACGTAATATATACCATGACTTGTAAGTGGGTTTTTCATAATACTTTTAACATCTCTTAGGAGTCTAGTAGTAAGTTTCATATTTTTGGATTTTGAGGACATTATACCCAATTATGTTTAGAAATATTTAAATATATTCTACAAACCTTTATTTTTATGCATTCGTTATGTAGTGATAATTAGTTAATAATCTTCTTCTTTAAAATAAATTGATATAAAAAAATCTCCCTGAATATATACCAAACCATGAGTTCGCCATTAACACTAGAAGGATTCTTAACAGCGCATAAATCCAACGGATCGGGTGATATAACGCATACTAAAATAGGTAATACCCAACTAGGGATTTATGGCGGAGCCTACAGTATTCCTCAAGAGAAGTTTGACGAGTTCTATAATTTGTATTGTAAAGAAGTGATTCAAGGAGGAAAAGATGCTTATTTAACGGAAGCTCAAATGCCAGAGGGTGGACCCATTGTTGTTGATATAGATGAAAGATACAGTACTTCCATCGGCGAACGACAGCATAGCGAGGATCACATATTGGATTTAATTGGATTATACACGGAAAAAATTGTTGAAATGATCGATCTGAATTCCCACGAAGAGTTTGAACTACCAGTTTATGTCATGGAAAAAGATGATATTAACAAAACTACAGATTGTACAAAGGATGGTATCCATATTATTTTCGGAATACAGGCAACGCATGCTTGTCAAATGGTACTTCGTCAAAAGATTATTGCAGAGATAAATGATATCTTTGAAGATTTGCCTCTTACAAATTCATATGAGCAACTAGTGGATATTGGTATTGCCAGAGGCAAAACAAATTGGCAACTATTCGGATCCAAAAAGCCCGGTTATGATGTCTATAAACTCACTCATATTTATAATATGACACTTACTGAAGATATGGAACCGGAATTCAATACCACCCCTATTCCAAATATTATAACAAAGGAAATGGCGATGAAGTTATCAGTGAGATATGAGGATTTCGCCGAGTATGAAATTACAGAATCGTGGAAACAAGAGGCAGAATTGCAGAAGAAAACGATTAAAGTAAAAAATAAACCTGTGATTACAGTAGCTAATTCAAATTTGAATACAGTATTATCCTGCATGCAAGCATTTCCACAGATATCATCTAGGGAACAATGTGAAGTTGTGATGGACGCAATTCTACAAATGGCTGAAACACAGGATCAATATCATATTATTTTGGGGTATAAACTAACCATGGCTCTTACAAAGGAGTTTTACGATCCGTATGAAAGTTGGATGAAGGTAGGATGGACCTTAAAGGCAGTATCGCCGCTATTGTTTCCAGCTTGGCTGTTACACTCAGCTAAAAGTAGCAAATTTGATTGGGCAGATAACGATTGTCATTCGCTATGGGAAAATCACGGAGGCAATGGTAGTTTGACAATGGGTAGTTTGAGGTACTGGGCGAAAGAATGCAACCCGGTAGAATATGAAAAAATTAACAAAAGTAGTATTGATTATTATCTATACAGAACCCTGGACGGCGAAACAGAATATGATGTGGCTAAGCTAGTATATGTTATATATGAGGGGCAATATAAGTGCTGTAATATCAGAAATAAACTTTGGTATGAATATAAGAAGGGGCGATGGTCCGAAATAGATTCAGGTACTACGCTACGAAATGCATTGTCACAGCGCATTTCAAAAATTTACCACATCAAAGTCAAGGATACATTATCATCGCTGGATGACAATGAGGTAGCGGCGTCGGGCACGGATTCCGAAGCAGTTAAAAATATGAGGATGAATGCTGACAAATTATCGAAGATGGCACTTAAACTGAAGAAAACCGCATGGAAGCAAAATATTATGCGAGAGTGTTGTGAAGTATTCTTTGACAAAGACTTCATGAATTTACTGGATACTAATACAGAGTTAATTTGTTTCAAAAATGGAGTATTGGATATTGGTAATAAGGAATTTCGTCAAGGTAAACCGGATGACTACATGTCATTATGTACTAATACTGATTACATAGAGCTGGATAATACTAATGCAGATCATTTGAGAATTCAAGGTGAAATTACCGAATTTATGCAGCAATTGTTTCCCAATCCAAATGTAAATAAATATATGTGGGAACACCTGGCAAGTGTTTTGCGAGGTGATAATAAAAATCAAACATTCAATATTTATACAGGATGTGGTCGGAATGGGAAATCAAAGTTGGTTGAATTGATGTCATTGGTACTAGGCGATTATAAGGGTAGCGTCCCTCTAGCACTTATTACCCAAAAACGAGGAAGTATCGGCGGCGTTTCACCAGAAATCGCACAACTAAAGGGACTGCGATATGCCGTTATGCAAGAGCCCTCAAAAGCCACCAAACTAAATGAAGGAATTATGAAGGAGCTAACTGGAGGTGACCCCATCCAAGGTAGGGCTCTATTTAAAGACACGGTGACATTTGTTCCACAATTCTCCCTAGCTGTGTGCACTAATCATCTATTTGATATTACTAGCAGTGATGATGGTACATGGCGGAGAATCCGTGTCTGTGACTTTATATCTAAATTTGTGGACGACCCGTCGAGTGATCCAGAGGATTATGAATTTCAAGTTGATCGTAATATTGACAAAAAATTTAAAGAATGGGTTCCTATCTTTACTGCCATGTTAGTGAAGAAGTTGTTTGAAACGGATGGTATGGTTGCGGACTGTCCTGAAGTAATGGCGTCTAGTCAGAATTATAAGGCACAGCAGGATTACTTTACAGGATTTATGAAGGAGCGAATTGTTAAGCTGGAAAGCGGGAGGATTAGGAAGACCGATGTACTGCATGAATTTCAGGAATGGTATTCCGAATTGTATGGTGGCAAGGTTCCAAGTGGTAAGGAATTGTATGATTTCCTAGAGAAAAATCTAGGGAAACCGGAGCGTACTGGATGGAAAGGGTGGAATCTATATCATTCGTATGATTTAATGGATGATGATGAGATTACACCAAATGGTATCTAATAGGTACATAAATCAAATATATTTACTTAAAATATTTTTGATTTAACGTCTACGGGTTCTGCGTCTCTTACGTCTACGGCGGCGTCTACGTCTAGTGCGCATTCTTCTTCGTACTCGTCTACGGGTGCGCCGTCTAACTCGGCGACGACGACGACGACTTTTGCCGCTTCCGCCAGACATTCCTGCTAAAGCAGAGTCTTTTGTCTCCTTTTCAGCATCTGAAATAGTGCGCGTTGCAACGGTATTCGCTTGCTCAGCCGCAAGGTTCATTTTACTAATATCTCCCTGAAGAGCAGCTGTCTTAATTTTACTTACAGCACTTGCGAAATTGTTTTTGTTTGCAGCTGAGGCGAGTGCGTCGCTAGCCGGCGTAGCCATTCCCTTCAGTTTATTAGCAGCATTAACAATTGCACCCTGAGCGCCCTTTTTTAGTTTATCCAAGTTATCAGTTACGGCACTAGTAACTGTATCCTTCAGTTTTGTGGCGGCATTCGTAGCATTATCAAGGGTTGCCTTGACCGTACTCTGCACAGCACTCTGTAAATTACTTGCTGCTGCCTTGGCATTATTGGTAGCGGCAGTGGCATTAGCGGTTGCGTTTGCCATACTGATCTTAGCTGGTGTTGTAGCATCTGCTACGACGGGAAAGGATGTAGCTGGTATAGCGGGAGTGGCTGCCACAGCTTTTTTAGTTTCAATATTCGCTTTTGTCTCGGCAACATTAACACTGTCTCCAATAGATCTTAAGGTAGTCAAGAGTTGTTTTTCTTGAGCGCTATTGAGGCGAGGTGTAAAACACATAAGCTCGCGCAGATCCTTTCCAGCTTTATGTAATTCATATTCTCTCCTTCCTCCGCGCATTTTTTTGCGACCTCCTCTTCGTTTACGGGTATATCTTGGCATTTATATATAATTAGATTAGAAAGAAATTCTAATTATATTAAACTTTTACGCGCTTATATAATTCGAGAGCGAAAAGACCTCCCGCAATTTGTGCTAAAATGTAAGGCAATAAATCTTCAGAAGGAAGTTTGCCCGCAGCAACCATCATTACCGATACCGCCGGGTTAAAATTGCCTCCAGAATAACGCCCTACCGTCATAATAGCAACTGCTAAAGCTAAACCAATCGGTAAAGCAGAACCGGTTGCTAGAATCACATAAAGAAAGAACATAGTTCCTAAAAACTCCGCTACGAATTTATTCATTATATTATATGAGTATATAATTATAGTCCCTCACTGGGGCTCTCGCGCAACTCAAACCGGCTGAATCAACTTCTTTGTGGTACAAGGTTGCCCCATCCATAAACCTGGTTGACCTGAGAATTCAGGCACGTTCTGGACAATAGCATTGCCGACGGCGTTGATGATGACTTTTTCATTTGAACCAGCCACCCAAAATTTTATTGTTTTGACTAAGTGCCAATTGTTCAAGCGGTCTTTACGGTAAACCGCGAGGGGGGGCGTGGTGTTCGACTCCTTCCCGAGAAAAAGCTGCTCTAAATTCGATGGATGGCGGGTACTTAGAACTTGGGACATGTAACTGTATTTATTTTTTGTTCTAACACGGATTAATTCCGAATCCAGTGCCCCCGCTCCGCCTTCGAAATCCAGCACATCTATAACAACAGCATCGAACATATCAATAGGCGGAGTATTGCTGTATGCGCGCCCTGGCCAGAGAACATCCCCTCTGCGCAGAGTACCTTTGGGGAGTGGAAGGATCATGGTATAACAATAACACCCGTTACTAAGTCCCTCGGTACCAACTTTTCCGCAACAACCATAAGAGCAATTGCTCGTATTGAA